CCGCGTGTCCTCGTGGATATATGCCACGCGCTGCGTGCCCACCTCAGTATGCACCACCATAGGCGCCTTGACGCGCTTGACCGTACCGTCGTCGAGGAGCAAGGACATATCGCCTTCCATGAAGAAGGACGGGTGGTTCTGCTTGTGGATGAAGCTCACCACGAGCTGCCCCGCCGGCATGAAAATCTCACGCGTATACAGGCCGTTCTCAAGCTTGTGGGTCACGGGCATCAAGTCCTGCATGGCTTCGGTGTGGTGCTCTACAGTCTCGTTCAACCCTACGAGCGCCTTCTGCAAATCCTCAATGGATTCCCAAAGCAGGCCGCGCTGAGTGTGAACGTGATGCAGAATCTCTTCCATCAACTATAAAAGTACGATTTACCCCGGATACGACTGCATGACCTCACTCTTGGCCACGAACATCTCCACCGCCGTAGTATCAGTGTTGGTCAGGGTGAAGACGCCGTAGTGACCGAGGATGCCATGAGACTCCGCCACTTGGTTCTTAATGCCAAGCCACAGGTCCGTGTTTCCGCCGGCCGCGCCAGAGCCGTCGTGGGTTACAGTATTGATTCCGTTTGGCAAATCGACGTCGATACTTGTGACATTACCCGCAAACGTAATTGCTGTAAACGGTGACGGAGAGAAGTAGAAGTTATCTCCCACGCTCAGGATACTGCCGATGCTGACGGTAGGCGGAAACCTGACCACGTTCCCCAAAACACTTATGCTTTGGCCAATGCCATTCAGAGAACGAAGAGCGTATTCGTCAGGGCTGGCGGGGTTGGTGCCGCTGTTGCGAACGAAAGCAAAGAAGTCCCCCTCCTTCTTCTCGAAGTATGAGGCGTTGATGAAGCCCGTGTCCTGCTGGTCCGAGACAAGCGTAGCGGCCCAAGGCCGATTGCCTTCGATGGCCAGCGTCTTGAAAATCTTGTTGACGATGGGCTGGTCGTTGAAGACGCTCTGAATACTACTGTCGTACTGCGTCCCATAGAAGTTGTTGCGCGTCTCGTTAGTATTGTGACGCCACAGGTTGCCCCCACTGAACGTGTACAGGTACTGGTTCATGCCCTGAATCCACTCGGGCTCATAGGAGTAGAAGGACGGCCACCCCTCAGCAGGCGGGCTATATGTCAGGGTATAGTTAGGCATTAGGGGTTGGAATAATCCCAGATTAAGTAGAGGTAGGCCCCGGCGGTGGGAACCGTAAACGAAGCCTCGTATTGAGGGTCTGCACCGGTGGGGGTCAGCGAATTTGCCGCGCTCAACAAAGTCACAATATCCGCCTGAGTGTAATTGGTGTTGGTGCGTAAATACTTGAACCGGTCTACCGCTCGAATAATGTAGTTATCCGGAGAGATGCGATTGTAGAACATCGTCACCGTACTTCCGCGTGGAGGCCCCAGATTGCTGCCCTCGGCAACAGAGTACTCTTGCCAATCAGCGATGTTGGGGCCAGTGCCGGCGGGGAAGGTAACAGCGGTACTGCTAAGCGGGGAAACAAAGCTTCCATCAACCCACTGGAACTCACTATGGATGGACTGCCGGGCGTTGTCTCGGTTACTGACCGTAATCAAGCGAAGAAGAATATTTTGCGCTTGCGGACACTTTACCTGCACCTGAATAATGAACTTCTCGGAGCCGGTATAGTCCAGATTAACAGTAACGGTATCCGCAGTAACCGAGTTTTTGTTGATGGCGGGGGCCGCAGGTTGAGAGGCGCTAGTTATGGGCCCTGTCGTAAAGGTAGTACCGTTATACGTAGTGGTTAGCGTAGCCTCGTCCCCGGCCTGAGCGGAAATAACGGCATAGTTGACGACGACTGTGCCAATCGTATTTCCCACGTCGACACAAAAGCTTTGTTGAGTCGGGGTAAGCAGGAAAGTTTGTACCGTATCACACTCGATACAGGGCTCCTCTCCCGGCAAAAAGACCCCGTTGCTCGCAAGCACGTACTCGTTCATATACGGGTCGTAGCCCCCAAGCTTTTGAGTGTTGAAGCTTGCGATAAACTCATCACGGAACCAGCCGCGCATACCCTGTTCACTAATGACCTCAAGCTGTTCGTTGGTCCCGTCACCCAACAAATGGATGACTGCCCCGCGCTTGGCGTCGGTGAAGAACTTGTGTGGGCCCCACTGAGCGAAGCTCTCGGGGTTGTTGCTGATGCCATAGTCCTCCACACGGGCTACCTGCGTACCCAACACCTCAGGTACTGAGGTAACCACGCTATCACCCGTGGCGTCGGTAAGCAGATTCTTACCCGCCAAGACGTAGCTAATCTTGTCCTCCTGCAACGTGAGGATATCGGTGCGCCTACCGAACAGCTTCTCTACAGGCCCATAGATGTCCTCCAGCGGCTTGAAGTTGAGCAAACCAAGGTTGAATTCGTTGAGCTTGTTTACGTTCGTCTCGTCGTTGTATACGCCACTGTACGTCAGGTCTGCAAAGCGGCGGACTTCAGAGAATCGTTCCTCACTATTTGATAAGGCACGGTTGCCCAGCGTAATAGGCTTTCCTTTTACGGAGTCTCGAATCTTGTAGCTCTCAACCCCATTACCATAGCTGATACAATTAAAGAATGCCGTGTCAACGATAGCCGGCTGCGTTGGCGTTTGGTTCTGTACGTTGCCATAGTGCAGGCCGTTTTGCCGGTCAATTTGATACGAGGCGCTAGACTCATACCACAGGTTTGGCAGTGATGGTGTCGGCTCGGTTTCGAACGCAACCACGTCTGTAGCTCTCGTGATGGTCCATTCCGCATCAACTCGTGAGCGGCGATTAGGACTACTTCCGGAACCTAGCAACCCGTCACACTTCTGGGTTCCGATTGCTACAAATCGAGGTACCGAGGCGTGAGTGTTGAAGAAGACCTTGTTGACAAGCAAGTTTCCCGAGACTCCGAAGTCGATAGCGTTACTGGTGTTTTGTGGCTCGACCTGATTTGTCGGAGCGGCAGCGGAGGGGTCTCCAGACACGCCCGATGCGGCCTCGATAACAGCTTCAACATCGGGGTCTCCATAGAACCAATCAACGATGTCGGTATAGTTTGCATCAGCCACCCACGTGTGGTCAAAGTCTAGTGTCCTCGTTTCACACGCTGCGTCACCACGGCCCTGACGAGTGAATGTCATTGTCAGGCGGATTCTGGTCCCTTGGGGGATGCTGTCAGAGTCGAAGCCTTGATAGACTAAGTATGGGAAGTCGCCAGCAGAAAACTGACCATTCTCGGTTCGCTGGTCGTTACCGCCATTGGTTCCGGCGGATTGCTTTCCGGGGCTAACGTTGCTCAGCACATTTCCAGACCCATCTTCGGTTGGCCCGTACGAAAAGTCGGGGCGCATCTTCATGTAGGTTCCCGCCACGGCAGGCACCAAGGCCCCGGGAGTAGAGTCATCGAACTCCCCTACCGCGTACGCCTTTTTCTCCAACACATTAGCGGAGAGGCAAGACGTGACGGCACCGGAGGTGTCCCTCTTTACAATCAGGTCGTCACCCTTTTCAACTTTGGCTGCGTTCTCCCCCTCAAGCAGGAAATAGACATCGCCAGAGTTGGCCGGGAACTCAAAGTTCTGATTAGTGTACACCGTCTCGTAGAGGTCTGCATCAGACTTAATCGCAAACTTGTATCGAGTGGCCCACTCAGGCGGAGACATAAGTGTGGGGATGGTAACCCGAATCTGATTCTGAAAGATGGATTGACCACACTCAATCTCCACCTTGTTGTTGGGCGCAGTAAGCACAGTGCTGGCGCGACCATACTCGTCCATATAGATGATACCCACTTCATAGTTGCGGTTGCTATGCAGGCTGGTAGCCGAGTAAACCTCAGGAGTTTCTATTGCGGGGTCATCGTTGTCAAGAGGCGTTTGCAGTAGTGCGGCACTGAACCCAAGCTTTACGCTCAGATTGTCTTTGTTTATGAGGTTGTACCCCTCGAGGTAGTTGCCATATACAATGCGGTTGCCCATCAATGTCTGAGCCTTAGATAGGCGGGGGACATTGTCATACAGTCTCAAAATCTCGCTCTCCGGCAGAAGGGTGAAAATCTTGCGCTTGCTGAATTGAATGGTGTAGTCCGAGTTGTCGGTCAAAGCCGAGTCCGCTTTGTCCACTTTCTCGATAACGCGGATGATGGAGTCGTCCATCTCCTTGAACAAGATGTCGATGCCCTTAACCAAAGAGCTCCCCGTACGCACAGTGACATTGCATGCCTGAATGGAGTTCTCCATTCCCACATTCAGGTAATCTTCTTGACTGAAGGAGAATGGGTTGCTTTCAAAAACAGGAGCACTAAACTGTGATGTCGCCGAGTATTCGTTGTTAGCGTATTCCCAACGATAGCCAAAGCAAAGCAGCCGGTCTTCCATAAAGTCCTCACGGGAGTCTACGTCTACGGCAGTTACTACGGGCGCTTCTATCGGCGGAGCCTTGATGACGAGGATGTCGTCACCCAGAACACCCCCATCGACATGAGTCGGAGCTGTGGGCTGTGGGTACGCCGTGTTGATGTTGATTCTGCGAGGCGGATTGTAGTCGTCGGTGAAGAACAGTAGGTCGTCAACCAAATCAACGCCGGTGACCAAGTGCTGCGGGTCGAAGTTGAGGGTCGTGAGCGTATTGGTGGGGTCTGAGGGGTCGTCGATACTTACTACGTGGTACCGCAAATTGTCGGTACGAGCGTTGTATGACACAATCAGGTCCAACTTCCCTGTGGCCCCCACGGCCGTAAAGGCGGGGTCGTGAACGAACCAATAGATGGTTTCGTTGGCTCCGTCGGCATACGACCCGATACATGTTGCCTGCGCACTTAGCGCATCTCCAGTATCCGGATACACCAGCCTAGTGAGCTCAGTGTTGCCCTTGGTGTTCTCGACGGCACCAATCTCGGAGTCTTCGGTAGACCCCATGCGGACGTTCTGAGCGTCGATGTACTCTCCGTTCGGAACAAGGCGCTCGTCAACGCTCTTGTTCATCCGGCCCTTGATGAAGTTCCTTACCAGATTTGCCATTACTTAATCCACTTGCCGCGACCGCGTAGGTTCATAAGCAACCGTCCCGGGTGGATGTTGCTGATGCGAATCTTGGCGTTACGCAACAAGGCGTTCTTCTTCTTCCGAGCGCGGTTCACGATGTACTCCTGTACGCCCAGCTTGGCGTCCAGAATAGAGTAGTTGATGTACGCATAGACGTACTCTTCGAAAAGCTTGTTGACCGTAATCGCCGAATTGTCGCCGGCCTCCATGCCGTCGCTGACGTACTCGAGGATGACCAGCTCGTCGGCGATGCCACTGCTGAAGTTGATGACGCCGCCCTTGCGGTCGATACTAAACGTCGGGTTCGAATTAGCTGTCTCCGTGTTCAGCCCGTACCGGGCCCCGATGTTGTAGTCGAAGTACCAATCCCCATCGCACTCGTATCCGAGCTGCCCGTCGAACCTATTACTCTCATTGAGGTAGATGCTCTTCTTGGTTCCCGTAATGCGGTCGAAGTCGATGGTCGAGTTCTGAGGGCGCAGGATATTGCCGGCCGCGTCGAAGAGGATGCGGCACTCGTTGTCTTGCAGGTACGCACCGCTAAAGTTGGTCTGGATGTTCTCCGTCAGCGGGCGCAGGACACCGTCCTTGTACAGGCTGATGCGAACCCAGTTGACGTAGTCGGGAGGTAGCACGAAACGGAGCTGGTCGCAGACGTTGAGCTCGAGGACCTTGACCTCCTTGAACGCGTCGTAGTTGAGCTCTTGGATAGCACGCTTGGCGTGGAACAAGACCTTGTACCGCTCCTCGTTGTTGACCAAGGAGTGGTTGCCCATGTACATGGCTGCCCCAGTTGGCATCTTCAGGCGCGGTACCGCCGTTCTCGTAATAGACGTAGTCGCTGGCTAGGTATGGCATCAGTTTTGGGCTTCCTCGGCGTTAGCGTATTGGTACACGTCTCCCTCGCGGATGCTCAAGCCGGCCATCTGCAAGATGCGGTACACGAGGTCGGTTTCATCATCAATAGGCACCTCAAAGTCTTGGTAGTCCGAAAGACTCTGGTTGAAGACCGGCTCTCCGCCCGACAGCACACTGTAAGTCCACTGCGGGTCGCGTGGGTAACGAATGTACTGACACGTCACATCGGTTGCCCCAGTGATAGTGTTTGGGAAAAGGGTGATGCGGTCTGCTTCAAGTGTGTATGCCGGATACTGCACGCTCGGCGCTGTCAACAGGCTACTGTTGAGGAGCGTAATCTTTCCGTGAGTCACCCGCTCTGCCTCTACGCCACTAGCTAAAACCTTGTTGATGAGGTAGTAGTCGTCCGTTGTAGTCGCCTGACTTGGCGTGAAATAGGTGTTTACGCCAGCGCCAGTTTGAGTAAGCGTTGCCGTTCGAGAAAAGATGTCAATGGATTCTCGCGTGCCCTTGTTCAAGTCGGCGTACTCCGTGCCCGACATGCGCGCGTTTTCGGCGTTGATGACTTGGTTGAGCTCCTTGAAGTACCCGTCGAAGATTTCGAGCTGCGCCTGCTTCGCAAACAGGTTGAAGTCCGAGGGGGAGATGTATCCGTAGTTGTTCTTATTCAGAATCGACAATACGGTATTACGGACCGAGTTAATCATTCTCTAAAGATAATCATCTCAATACCACTACATGGCCACTCCTTTCCACCCACTGATTGGTGTGGATATTCCGAGCTATGAAGTGATACGTGTACACGTCGTCACGTACGTATGCCACATCGTAGCCACCGTCCCACAGCTCGTTGAATGAGCTCGAAGCCCACACCAAGTCGCCCCACCGGGAGTAGACCTTGACGTTCACATTATCCCAGCAATCGTCAGGAGCCTCCACAAACCACACGTCGTTGACCCCGTCGCCGTCTGGCGTAAAGGCGTTAGGAGCGTAAATGGGGCACTCAATAATACCCAAGCACTCCTCACCCGTCTCGCAGTCTACTTCGACGACGATGGTGTCTAAGAGCGTTAGATAGACCGTGTCAGTCAGATACCACGTGACCGTATCCCACAACACCACCGTATCAGGCGTGAGCTCGATATACGTCGTGTCGTAAATCGTAATCGGAGGGAGCTGAACGAAGACCGTGTCGTACAGGGTGATAGAGATGGTATCGAACTCCACCACGGGCGGAAGCTCTATGTAAGTCGTGTCATAGACGTACTCGATGATAGTATCGGGTGGCAACTCGATATACACCGTGTCATAGACGACCACAGGCACCTCGTCCGGACAGGTGATGAGCCAATTGTCTTGCCAGTTCTGGTCCTCATAGAGGCCACCCCCACCGCCGGTACCGTCGCCATTGATGCCCACCTCAGCCCAGCCGCCGTCGGCAGCATACATAGTAGGCCCATAGCTTATCTGCCAGATGACGGCCTGTATGCCCAAGCCCTGACCCAACCAGAAGTCAAAGGCGTTAAGCAGGTTGGAGAACAGGCTAGTGCTACCAGCCTGATAGAAGTCATCGAGGGGAAACGTGATGGTATCGCCCGTATAGTACGGGGGGTCTACGTTGTAGTCGGCCCATACGTCCAGATTGGTCCAGTTGGTAGACTGAACCGTAGTCGTAGCAGAGTAAATCCACCCCGGGTGGTTGCTGTCGTCGGGAATGCTCAGACCCCACGGGAAGTCCCACCCCTGATTCAGGGCGTTGCAGTTGGAGTCCAAAGCCTGAAAGCCAAACTGAATCTCAGCTATCCCAGTCGGTCCCGCCAGTCCCCCGCAGCTCTCGGTGTTGTTGAACGCAACCGTAATCTCACCGACGATAGGGTCGAAGTCGAGGAGCTCAAGGTCGCACTGAGCGTACGAAGCTGTTGGGAACCAAAGGAGTAGCAGCCATCTCTTCATACCACCAAGGTCCAAAAAAAAAGCCACCCGAAGGTGGCTCTTTTCTTTAAGGTGGAAGCGTTAGGCGTTCACTCCTGAGTCAACGCCTCGAGGGCACGGAGGTGCTCAAGGCCCTCGTCGCTAAGTAGATAGGAAATCGCAACAGCGAGATAGTCTTTACCATGCGGTACCGTCACCAACTTCTTTTTGTTGGACGGACCATTGTACCAAATCTCAGTCTTGTTGCGACGGAAGGAAAGGAGGTTGTCGTCGAAGAACCGCTGCACCTGACCCTGCAACTTCACGTCGGGGTCATTAACCAACGAAAGGAAGTGCTCGGGCTCGCGGCGGACGGCAACGAGCATATCGCGGCGAAGCTCAGCCGTAGTGTACTTGCGAGGGTCTAGGCCAAGCATGATGCGAGACATGGACTCAAGCTGGTCCAGCGTCAAAGCCTTGCACTCGATGAGCGCATCGACCTCAAGGTTCAACTGCTCCACCTCGGCCTCGGCGTCGCGCTCGAGGTTGACTTCCTCATACTGCGCCCCATTCAGCGGGTGGTGCGCGAGGAAGCTCTGAAGGACCGGATTATTCTTCGGGACGTGAAGGAAGCCGTCTTCAAAAATGATGGGCTCGACGATGGCGTTACCATCTTGCTCATCCTCGAAGGGGCTCTTTTGGTTCCGTGCGTAGCGGAGAACGCGGTTCTCACCCTTTTCCTCATCCCAATACAGGAGAGGCTTTCGGCTGGTGCTACGACCGGGAATCATAAAGGAGAGGGGGGCTCGCCCACGCTTGAGGCGGTAGGTCTTGTCTTTATTCATAACTATTGTATTTGGGGGTGGATAGGGGGACCACCCTTTGTGGCCCCCATATCCGATTCAGAATCAGTCTTGGAACAAGAAGAAGTTGTTGGCGCCCATGACGCAAACAGCACGCTCGGACAGGAAGTGGACTTCCATGGCGTCCAGAGAGCTCGTGCGAGCGCCTCCGGCGGAACCGGTAATCCAAGTCTTGTACCGACGGTCCTCGGTCTCGCTCGCCCGGTAACGGACGTGGAGGAACGGACGCTTGGCGTTCTTGCCGAGCACTTGGTCATAGACCGTGGTGCTACCAGCCGGAACAAGCAGACCGTTGACAACGCCGTTGGTAAGGCCACCGCGCATCGTCGGGTCGTTCAGGTACTTCCAGTCAGACTTGTAGAAGTCGTAACCGCGACGGAAGCCCGTGAAGCCAAGGTTGAGGGCCATCTGCTCGTCGTTGTCGAAGAGACCGTAGCTCGTACCGCCGGCACCGTAGCTGTTCTGCGCAGCCAGCATGTCGTCGATATCGAAGCTCATCTCACGATTCACGAAGAGGACGTTCTCCTCGATGGCACCTTGCTTGTCCAGACGTCCGATGACGGAGTCGAAGTCAGCAAGGGTGGACGGGATACCGCCAGACCAGAGGTTTCCGCGAGTCTCCACAGCGTAGAAGATACCCTCGGAACCAGCGTTGACCGTACCCACGGCAGCCGTAGCAGTACTCAGGGCACCCTCGGCACCGGAGTTCGGAGCGGCCGGGACAGCCTCAATCATAGCGGTCTCGAGGTAGTCGTCGAAGCGGAGACGGGTCTCGTGCTCGGACTTCAGGTACCACAGGTATCCCGTAGCGCCGTTCTCGGTCGTCACCTCAATCCAGCCAATCTGCGCCATGTCGGAACCGGAAACTTCGTAGCGGTCCTTCAGGATGATGGGCTTGTTGTCGAAGATGAAGTCGTCGGCCTCGAGAGAGTCCTCCATGCCAGTGTCGCCCTTCTTGAACTCTGAACCGTAAATCATCACGGTACAAACCACGGCTGCGGCAACGGCCTGACCACCGCCCTCATAGTAGGCGACGTCAAAAGTGCCGTTAGCATAGTCGACGTCCGTCACGACAGCTTTGTTGGTAAGACCACTAGCCGCCGTGTTGTCGGTAATGAACACCGTCTGCCCCTTGCGGATGGCGATGCCGCCAGTGCCGGGGTTGAGGGTGTCGTTCACCGTCCACGTAGCCGTGTTGGAAGTCGCGGCAGCAGCCGACGTGCAGTTGGTGTACTTAGTGTGAAGACGACCTTGCTCCGCCCACTTAATCATGTCGGAGTTGGTGGGCATCTCGGCACCAACCATGCGAAGGAAGCCAGACACAGTCCGGTTGCCGTAACGCTCGAACTCCTTCTCGTAAGTATCGGGGAGATACTGGTTGAGGAAGTCGAAGTTGGTGATGTAATTGGTTGCGAGAGCAACGCGCTCTGCGCTGGGTTGCAAATCGAACCCGGGGTTGGCTTGTACTGAACCTGCCATGTTTTCTGTTTTCTAAGAGTTAGGAACTGCGCCGCGTCTTAATCTTCAAGCCTCGGCCTGAATCTGTATTGACGGCGCGGATTTTCAATCCTCCCTTCGTCGTAGACTGTGGTGCCGCACGCTCAGACATGTTGATGTTTTTCGTCTTGCGCATGACATCATCCACGGCATTAGCCTGCCCCTGCTCGTAGAAGAACCGGGCAAACTTCTCGGGATTCATGGCGACAGCCAAAGACTTGTGGTATCCCGCAGCGTCCTTGACGAGGCCCTTGTCATCCAGATACTTGTTCAACCAAGCCTCCGGAGTCTGTTGGAGCTTCTTCAATTCAGTGCGGTCACCGGGAGTGTACACGTAGGATTTGTCGTCGATGCTGAACTCAAAACCTTTGAATCCATCAGAGAAAACCTCATTGGTCTTCTCGTCAAACCACTCTTTCCTGCGCTTCTGTTCCTCTTGGTACGTCTTCGCCTGCTCAACGTATTGCTGGTACGCTTGGTACTCCTCGGAGTCTTCCAGAGACCCGGCACCCCTTGACTCAAGAGGGGCCTGATACTTCTCCTTCTGCTCTTCGAAGTATTTCTTCGCCTTAGCAATCGCTTTCTTTTTGGCCAACTTGGCCTTCTTGATGTCGCCCTCGTCATCGAGGTCTTCATCATATTTATAATCGTCCATCATCATCTCCACGTCCTCGGCGTCGAGACCGTCTTCAGTGATGAGGAGGTATTCCTTCAGTAGGTTGTCTCCGTCAGCCTCATCGAGGTTGCGGTTTACCTTCATAAAGTCTTCGAGCCCACGGCCCGTCTCTTGCTTGTATTTGTAGTACGCCGCCACGTCATCGGGCAGCTCGGGGGCGGTCTCCCGCGCCTCGTTAAATTCATCGAGAGAAGTAATCTCCCGACCGTAACGCTCGCTCAAAAACGAACGCACGTCATCCTCGGAGAGCCCAGCGGGCTCTTCGGCCGTAGCCTCCTCCTGAGCGGGGGCATCCCCGTTCAAGTCTGCCTCATGCTTAGCAAGGAGTTCCTGTTCCACCTCTTGAGCGGACTTGGATTCTACCTCGCTGACCTCACGGACTTTGATTTCCATTGCTGTAAAATTATATTATTTATCTCGGACTAAATTCTGCCAAGTCGAAGCCGTCCAAGCTGTCTTCATTCGACTCGAAATTGATTGGCGGCAAGTTATTCTTCCGTTGGTCGATAAGCTTGCTCTGCTCAGTATTTTGTTGACTAATGCGGCTGGCCTTGGCCTGCTCGCGGTTGTCCTCGCGCTGCTGCAAACCCTGCTCTTGGATGCCAGCAATCTGCATCTGGTACTGGAACTCGCGCTCCATAAGCTGTGCCTTGAGCTGCGCCTCGGCCTGCATCTTCTCAATCTCAAATGCAATCTCGGCCTGCTTGACCTGCATTTTGCCCTGCGACTCAGCCTGAATCTTCTGCATAGCCGTCTGAGCTGCCATTTGCTGTGACTGCATATTAGCTTGCTGCTGCATGGCCTGCTGCTGAAGAGCCATCTTCTGCTCCCTCTCCTGCTTGGCCATACGCTTGACCTTCAGCAGTTGGTTGGCGAGCTTGATGTTCTTGAGCTCACGGATGTCGATGGCGTCCTCGAGGTTGATGTCGCCCTTGCTCAAAGCCATTTGAATATTGGCCTCGAGTTGCGCACGCTGCTCCTCATCGGGGCTGACCTCAATGAAGATGCCGAAGTCGTAGATGTACAGGTCGTTAATCTCACCGAGGATACTGACGTTGTACTTACCAAT